ACAGTGGCGGCATTAGTGATCGCATGTTTCAAAATCAAATCCCAGATGTATACCCTAGAGAACTTGATCAAGACAATACCTTAACTGTAGTTAATCCTGTGGTGTTAGAAGTGTTTTTTTCTAATACTTGCAACCTATCTTGCATTTATTGCAATGCAAAATCTAGTTCATCGATCCAGGCCGAAAACAAAAAGTTTGGTGGTGCAATACTTCCTGAATTAGATTTTGAATACACCAGTAACAAATACCACGAGCTTGTTCCAAAGTTTTGGTCATGGTTTGAAACAAATAGTCTATTGTTACAACGATTACAAATTTTAGGCGGTGAGCCTTTCTTACAAAATGATGTGTTGAAGTTGATTGAATATTTTGAACTGCATCCGCATCCTGGCCTAGAGTTTAATTTGGTTACCAATCTTATTTTGCCAACCAAGGTTATGGAACCTATATTGGAAAAACTAAGAGATCTAAAACAACAAAATAAGCTGAAACGAATTGATATCCAAGTCAGTGTTGATTGTTGGGGCCACGCACAAGAATACATACGGCATGGATTCGTGTTAGATATTTTTGATCGTAACATGGAGTTGTTGATCGAAATGTCTGAATTTCGAATTGGACTATTGTCGACCATAACTTCACTATCAATTCCCAGTATGCCAGAGTTAGCGCAAAAATACAATCAATGGTGCAAAAAACAAAAAATATTTTGGTACATGCATTTGGTTCTACCTAACAACAAAAGTGTGTTTGATCCTGTTATGTTTGATTACTCTGTATTTGACTCTAGCCTAGAATCAGTGTATAATTTATTACCCAAGGAAACTTGGGACGACAAAACAACACTTGAGAGTTTTAATGGTATTGTGTCAAAGCTAAAAAACCATTGCAAAACTGACCTAAGCAGACAACAAAGTCTGTTGCAGTATCTTGATGCCAACGATTACAGAAGAAACACCAAATGGAAAGACATTTTTTCCTGGCTGACAATAGGATAACACATGTGGTACAGTAAAGTTACTGCTAATCTTGGACTCATACCAGACTTCATACAACACTATGAGAATGAATTAGATCTGGCCAAGCGAGACTGCAAAATCGGTGGTGTGGTAGAAAAAAACATCACTGCATTGCCTGGTATCACAGAGCATAGATTTAATCAACTACAAGAAATTGAGGCAGTGCTTAATTTTCTCAACATTCAATTGCGCAAAATTCGTCGCAAACACTTTCAGAAATATTTGGAAGGATATGCAAGAGCCTTGACCAGTAGGGACGCTGAAAAATATGTTGATGGTGAGGACGAAGTTATTGATTATGAAACTATCATCAACGAAGTAGCGTATCTACGAAATCGATGGTTAGGGATCATGAAAGGTCTTGACACCAAACAGTGGCAAATGGGACATGTGGTACGATTGCGTACTGCTGGCATGGAAGATATACAAGTTTAAAGGAATCAATGAGTTATCTATTTACAAGTGAAAGCGTGTCTGAAGGACACCCAGACAAAATAGCAGACGCTATCAGCGATGCTGTGTTGGATTTGGTTATGATCAAGCAAGACACAGCGTTGCGATGTGCATGTGAAACATTAGTCACTACTAATCGTGTCATTGTGGCAGGCGAATACAAAGGCATATTACACGCCGAGGAAGTTGATAGTGCAGTTCGCAAGGTTATTAAAGATGTTGGGTACGAGCAAACAGGATTTGATTGGCGCACAGTAGAGATTACAAATTTGTTGCACGGACAAAGTGCCGACATTGCACTGGGAACTGACACATTTGGTGCAGGAGATCAAGGCTTAATGTTTGGATATGCCTGCAACGAAACTGACGCACACATGCCTAGCGCAATTTATTGGAGTCACAAGATTGTAGAACATCTTGCCAAATTACGCAAAAATAATAGCTTGCCTTGGCTAGGCCCAGATGCAAAAAGTCAAGTGACATTTGAATACAATGATGATGGCACACCACTCCGTATTGCCAAAGTTGTGTGTTCGACCCAACACGCAGAGAGTGCTAGCATTGAACAAGTTCGAATGGTAGTAGAAAATATTATTCGTGGAGTATTACCAGAGAAATATGTAGACAATGAAACTGAATTCTTTATTAACCCTACTGGTAGATTTGTTATTGGTGGCCCTGATGGCGATACTGGGCTTACTGGCCGTAAGATTATTGTTGATACTTACGGTGGCTATAGTCCTCATGGTGGCGGAGCCTTCAGTGGCAAAGATCCTACTAAAGTGGATCGTAGTGCTGCCTACTTGACACGGTGGATTGCCAAGAACATTGTGGCAAGTGGACGGGCTAATTGGGCCACGGTACAGATCAGTTATGCTATTGGACTAGCTCAGCCCATGAGTTTTTATGTAGAAACTGCCGATGTTGGGCAAGGTCGTGCGTTAACTAAGTGGATACAAGACAACATTGATCTAACCCCTCGGGGCATTATTGAACGATTTAACTTGTTCCGCCCTATCTACAGCTCAACAACCAACTACGGTCACTTTGGCAAAGATTATTTACCCTGGGAAAAACTAGACCTGTTCTGATACTGTGTTTAAATAACAGTATGAAAATTGTTATAGTCACAGGGGGCTTTGACCCCATCCACTCCGGACACCTTGCCTACTTTCAGGCAGCAAAACAACTAGGAGACAAACTAGTTGTTGGACTTAATTCAGATGAATGGCTTACTCGTAAAAAGGGCAAGCCATTCATGCCCATGAGAGAACGGTTTGCTTTAGTCAGTGCATTGAGCATTGTAGACGAGGTTGTGGTTTACAATGATAATGACAATAGCAGTTGTGACGCAATCCAACTGATAAAAATACGTTACCCCAACGATCAAATTGTATTTGCCAATGGCGGCGATCGCACCCGGGATAACATTCCCGAAATGGTCATTGACGATGTGGAGTTTGTGTTTGGTGTTGGTGGCGAAAACAAAATGAACTCTAGTTCATGGATACTTGAAGATTGGAAAAAACCCAAGACTGGTCGTGCCTGGGGATACTATCGTGTGCTACACGAAGTTGGGACAAATACCAAACTCAAAGAACTCACAGTAGCACCCAAGACTTGTTTAAGTATGCAACGACATGATCACCGTGCTGAGTTTTGGTTTGTTGCAGAAGGTGAAGCCGCAGTATATACTTTGGATAATTCCAGCGATCACGATCTTGTTGGGCATTTCGGAGTGCATGAGCATATCTGGATTGCCAAAAATCAATGGCACATGCTGTGCAACGAAACTGATCAACCTCTCAAATTGATCGAAATTCAGTTTGGTGAGAATTGTGTAGAAGAAGATATTGAGCGCAGATGAAAGCCATACCAGTCTACATTGGCTATGATCCAAGAGAAGCCATTGCTTTTCACACCTGTGCCAACTCCATCATACGACATGCATCAAAACCTGTGGCTATTATTCCTGTGGCCCTGAACTTGTTTCGTGACTATGAAGAAACACACACAGATGGCAGCAATCATTTTATCTACACACGCTTCTTAGTGCCACACCTGCAAGAATACACAGGTTGGGCTATCTTCATTGATGGTGATATGATTGTACGCGATGACATTGTGAAGTTATGGGAATTGCAAAATCCCTATATGGATGTGATGGTAGTCAAACATGATTACCAAACACGCATGCCTGTAAAGTACTTAGGAGCAAAAAATGAAAACTATCCTCGAAAAAATTGGTCTAGTGTTATTCTGTGGAATTGTAATTCTTTTCCTAACAGGAAACTTACTCCCCAGTTCGTCCAACACGCCACAGGCAGTGAGCTCCACCGCTTCTCGTGGTTAGATGATAGCCGCATTGGTGAACTGCCACCTGAGTGGAATTGGTTGCCTGATGAATATGGAGTTAATAAGGATGCAAAACTGTTGCACTATACTCTAGGTACACCCTGCTTTCAAGAGTTTGCTGACACACCGCAGGGCGATGAGTGGCATAGAGAACGTATCCTAACTGAGTATTGTTTGCAAAGGTCAATAGAATGAACGATTGGGAACTGGAAGACGAAACTAACTATGTTCCGCCACCTCCACCAGCACCTCCACCACCGCATGTGTTGGATCAGACTACATCTGCAATCAGACAACTGTTTGATGACATATTGAAATATCGTGTTGACCCTGATGGGCACTACTACGGGGTCAGCGCAGAATCTATTGCAGATCGTGTTCACTTTCTTAATACGGGCAATGTAGCGGCTATTGATATGGAGCCCGGGGAAACAAAATACAAGGAAAAAGGTCACGTGTACGATCCTATCTTACAAAGTTTTATACAAGGTTGCGGCGGAAGAATAAGCACATGGAAGCGTGAAGAGAATACCACAATCCCTGTAGTCCTTCGTGGTATTACCAAACACAAACAAATGTCCGCATGTCGCGAAGCCAATAGAACTTTTTATTATATTGACACTGGATATTTTGGTAATGGTAAGAAAAAAACCTATCACAGAATCACTCGCAATGATGTACAATACTTTGGCAACATAATAGAACGTCCTGCGGATAGATTTGCCGCAACCGGGGTGCAATTGAAAAAATTCAGACCTGGGTCTAATATATTGCTAGCACCACCTAGCCAAAAATTGCTGAACTTGTACAACATTGTGCTAGAAGATTGGTTAGAACAAACACAAATAGAAATTAAAAAACACACTGATCGTCCTATTGTGATTCGTACTAAACAAGGTCGCACAGTGAGAGTTAATCAGGAAACCATGGAGATGGCCCTAGATCGTGATGTACATTGCTTGGTAACATTTTCTAGCATTGCTGCCACAGAAGCATTGCTACTAGGTAAACCAGCTATTACACTGGGGCCTAATGCAGCCGCACCGTTATGTCGACATCATATTGATGACATTGAGAATCTGCACATTCCAACTCTCGATGAAGTAGAAGCCTGGGCTCGGCACCTTGCATATTGTCAGTTCACTGAACCAGAAATGCGTAATGGCACAGCCTGGCGAATACTAAATGACCGTTGATGTAGTTGTATATGTTAGTAGTGTAGCAAATCCTCGGAAACATCCTAGGAAAATTGCCTGCCTAGAAAGTTTTGCCGCCGGCGTTACAGCAACTGGTCACAAGGTGCATACTGAGTGGGATTTTAAATACCGCCCTAGTCGTTTGGCAGTAATACTGGGGTGGGTTACTACCAACGTTGGTGGCCCAAACATAGCACTACGCAAACAAATTATTGCTGAGCAACAGCGCCTGGGATTTAAAACCATGTGCATTGACGCAAGTTGCTTTAAATATCTTGATGATACTGGTACGTATCTCAGATATAGTTTAGGCGGCCCGTTTTATGATCGTGCTGAGTATGCAAACAAAGATAGCGGACCCGAGAAGTGGCAAGAAATTAGTCAACAATTGTCACTGCAAGTAACTCCACCACAGGCCAACAACGGCCATATACTGATATGTATGCAACGCAATGGTGGGTTTTCAATGAAGTCTTTAAATCCAATCACATGGTTAGATGCAAAAATTAAAGAAATACGACTTCATACATCAAGAGCAATTGTTATACGCCCACATCCAAATGCCTATGAGATGAAGGACTTTAAACAGTATGCATTGTCACACTATAGAAAACAATGGAATGTAACTCTAATAGATCCCAAGCATAGTAGACTAACTGATAATTTAGTCAGAGCTCATTCAGTTGTATTGTTCAACAGTTCAGCAAGCGTGGCAGCAGTATGTGCTGGCATACCTGTGTTTGCTGATGATTCAAGTTGTGTAAGTTGGAACGTGGCAAACAAAAATGTGTCCAGTATTGAATCACCAGAAACATTTGATCGGCAACAATGGATACAAGACCTAGCAGCCGCACACTGGAGCGACGAGGATGCCCGAACTGGTAAGATATATCAAAAGTTTATGCCTTTTCTACAATGATATCGTAGTTGTGGCCTTTGACCCACGCCCACTTGTCAGTTTTATCAAATTCGCTAATTTCTTCCCAAACAATACGAACACCCATTTCTGCTTCCACTTTGTGTCTCCACCACTCGGGTAATTCCACAATCAAATGAGCGTTGCGGCCGTCGGGCAGTTTCTTTTTGGCAGGGTAACAGGCAATTCTAAAAAACCCACAACGTTCGATCTTGCTGCCAATCATGTGTAGGGTCTTGTCAAGATGCACTGGTTCAACATGTTCTAATGCATCAGTGCTGACCACAGCATCAAATGTTCTGTCAGGCAACTCTGCAAAGTCAGGATTTCCAGGGTCATACCCTTGAGTAAGCATAGCAGGATGAAACTCATTAATGCCAGCAATTAATGCTCCTTTGCCACATCCAAAGTCTAATAGACTTGTGGGTTGGTATTGATTGATAAATTTTTCTACAATCTTGTATGCCTTGGCTCCGTTGTTGAACTTGCCCCTGGCATGCATGCGGTTTAGTTGTTTTTGATATGCTTTGTCTATTAGTGTCATATTATTTCCATCCCATGACCCAGTCATCTTTGACTTGGTCTAGTTTGTGCATTCCAAACGATTCTAACAATCCAATGGCTGCAAATTGCCCGTAATCCTTTGAGTACATGTCGTGTGGTTTTTGTTCTACTACAACCACAGGCCGCCATTGCCGGATAGTTTGTTCCGCGCCTTGTATCACTCGATACTCAAATCCTTCGCAATCCATTTTAATGTAGTCTACATTGTCAATGTACAAGTTGTCTAGTTTGACCACAGTAGTATCGCCTGACCCGATACTGGCAGGATCTATGTGAGTGTGTCCAGTATTGCCTTCAGTTATGTTCATACGTGCTGTGGTGTCTTGATCACCCAAGGCCATGGGACTGATAAAAAAGTTTTTACCAGAAACATTCTTTTGCAAACACTCTCTAAATAGCGGTACTGGCTCGAACGCAATCACACGCTCAAACTTTGACACCAGTGAACGACTCCATAGCCCTACGTTGGCGCCAATGTCTATGCCAGTTCTAAACTGACTGACATAGGTCAAACTCTTGTTGCGCACTTGATACTGATATTCAGCAGGTCCTCCCTTGCTGATACTCTTGTTGAGCATTTGTGGGAAGTGTGTTTCCGTATCCGGGAACCACCATCCATGGCTTTCATACATTGTAAGTCTCCTGTAATATTCTAAGGGCAGTTCCATTTGCTAGCTCAGTGTTAGAGAACTGGCAGTAAGCAAGATGCGACAGCCATGTTTCAATTTGATTTCTGTCTGGGTACCAAGGAGTGTCTATTTTAGCAAGATCAGTGTTGGACACTGGCAATGCCGCATTAGTTGATGCCAGCACAAAAGCTGGTACTCCGGCTAATATACTTTCTGTGGCCGCAATTGAATTAAATGTAACCAAGGCATGAACATCAGCTAGTGCTGATTCTAAATCGTTGGCTACACGAGTTTGTCGACTGGGATTTCTTTGTCTAATTTCAACAGGACGATCAGTGTGTTGTTTTATTGTTTCAACAGTGGTGTGTAACCATTCATCCAGTTTGATATTGTAAAATATGCAAGGCTTCTCATCTGGCGCAGCAATTAGAATTTTTCGACCATTCTTTTTTGGTGCCATTGGACTCAGCCCAAGTTGGTGATATCGATCTGGCGGGCGGTTGATTATGGTGTTGTGTTGTAAATTATTTGGTACAATTCTATGCCAAATTTTATCACCACGTGGATTCTTGACGTAGCGGCGATTACCAAGATAGCCTGAGTCTATGTACAAGAACTCGCGTTTATCTTGCCAGCACTGTTTGATAATTTTGTGTTTCATAATGCCGCGAATCACCAACGGATCCCGGCTGCTGTTATAATCCCAGGTCTCTAATTCAGTGGGAGCAGAGCCACAACCACGAGCAAACATTTCTATGTACTCATCGTTGTTGTTTTTGTTGAGAAAAATCCAATTCATTGCCAGTATGCTTCTGTTCTTGCGACTTTGAGATCACTAGCGGGGCTACGACCTGTGTTCTTTCTAGCACCTTTTAAATGATCTAACCAGGCTCCCCATGCAGAATTAATCAACGGATGCCCTTCTCCCGTGATCAAGTGGCTGGACCAATCTGATTCTATCAACGTACTACTACGACGCACAGCATCAAATACAAATGAGTCGTGCCACTCGTCTAGTTTAAATATGCCATTATCTGCATCATCGTACGATTGCTGAAACTTGTTTAGAAACAATTTGGTAGCAGGACTATCCAAGTTCATGGCATACAATCCACACTCGCTGAACTTTCCACGACGTCCCAAGAAACATAGATCTGTTTGTTCTGGACATAACCTAGCAATATCTCCTGTGGTAATTGGGCTATGGCATATGGTATCTGCATCCATCCATAACAACCATGTAGACGTAGCAGTTTTAGCACAATGGAATACAGCATACACCTTGTGAGCAAATCTCACAGCGTCCCATTTAAACCCTTTGCCCGCATCTTTGCGTTTGCTTCTTACTGGATCTTGACTGACATTACCATTAGCTTTGGGCACACCTTGCCACTTGTGTTTAAACGCAACCAATTCAGGGCTAGACGTTTCCAGATCACGTACAATCAAGTTGGGTGCTGATTCACTTACTATGCATTTTTCAGCATACACAACCAATTGCACCTCAGCAGGCCAGTTTTGCAAAAAAGTTTGTATCATTCGCTGGCCGTATTTCTCATACCCAGCGGCGTTAAAAGTGGTACATACAGTATAATTCATCAAAAATACTTATGATTAAAAACATAGCATATTATCCTTTACAACGTGCCCTGAATGGTGGCCCTCCTATGAATGCCATGCTTAGTGCTTTGCGCAAGGCCGGTATAGAACCGCAAGAGCGTGGCCAAGATTCAGATGCACTATTAATATGGTCAGCATTGTGGTCCGGTAGAATGGCGGCCAATGAGAACATCTATAGACACTACAGATCACAAGGCAAGCCAGTGATCATCATTGACATTGGTGCGTTAAATCGAGGCACCACATGGAAGGTTGCTGTGAACAACATTAATTCTCACGGATATTACGGACACCTAGATAATTTAGATTGGGACCGTCCGGGCAAGATGCATTTAAAACTACGCATGCCTACAAATTCAAAGTCTCACATTGTGATTGCGGCACAGCACACACAAAGTGAACAAATAGCAAATGTTAACCTTGATCAATGGATACGATTGCAAATAGAAACATTGAGAAATAATACAGATAGACCCATACATGTTAGACCACATCCTAGATGCAGTCTTAACACAGCAGGGCTAACAGGAGTCAAAATTGAATCACCTAACCGAGTATCCAACACATAC